CACATTCCATACACAGAAGCGGAGTTGATTATACTATGACAGATAACGTAAACAAGCCTCCTCATTATGGTCAAGGTGACATTGAATGTATTGATTACATCAAAGACATCTTGACAGACGATGAGCTTATCGGTTATTATCGGGGTAACGTTGCGAAGTACTTACATCGGTGGCGTTATAAAAATGGTCTAGAGGATTTGAAGAAAGCAAGATGGTACCTAGAAGCACTTATACAGCATCAAAGCAAACAATGAAACCATTTAACGAAGGCTATCAAGCTTTCCTTAAAGGTAACTTGGGTAATCCCTACCAGGTTAATACGAAAGATAACAGGGATTGGGAGATGGGTTTTAACAAAGCCTACTTCAAAAACAAGGAGCTAGTAATTGAAAGAGAGCTTAGAGAAAGAAGCAAAAAAGTTTACTCAGCAAAAGCGTAAAGCTCCTACAACAAAAAGCCTGACTGCAAGAATCTACTTGGCGGGTCAGGCTTTAAGTGGTCTATTGGCAGGGGCAAGGGCGAGTAACAATATGCGAGAAATAAAACGACAAGCATATGATTGGGCAGACTATATGCTAGATGATGATACATAAAAAGAGGGGGGCTTGATGCCCCCTTTTATTTTACCTACCGTACTGACCTGCTCCAACCTCCGCAGGAACTTTCAGAAGTTCTATCTGATCTACTGTAGAAAGATATTCTTTGAGGACATACAGTTCTCCTCTAGTCATATCGCCAATATCGCCTTGGAAGTTTAGTTCTTCTATAGCTTCATCAAGTTTTTTGTTATTATACTTACCAGCTAACTCATACTGGAGGTCGATAGTATCTAGTGGACCTGAGTACTGTAAGTACAAAAAGCTCTTAGCCAACTCTTTAGCTTCAGGTAATATTTCTGTTTCCCAGTACAACCTTTGTCTATCAAGTGGCATGTTTCTAAATGCTTTACTGTCCATCAGAGCAGAAGACTTTGCCTCGATGACATCAAACAGAATACCATTGTACTCGTTAGCAGACTCAGGAGCTTTCATTCTGACTTGTCGTGCAGCATTAATATTAAACTGCTCGTAGCCTAACATGTTCATAACACGCTGGGTATCAGTAAGCCTTATAGTTCTTACACCTAATGACTTTGTAGATGTAATATCAGCTTCTCCTGTTGCAGCTTGCTTAAGTGTCTCACCGACTGGTTCACCAGTAAACAGTGGAATAATATTGTCAACATAACGAGCAGAGTCATTGTAGAATTTGCTTCCTTGATAACGATCAATAGGTCTAGCTTGTTCACCTCTAGCAATACCAGCCAGTGTGTTTACAGGTTCGATAAAACGTGTAGCCGCTGCGGCTTGTTGTGAAACAAGTCCACCCATAGATTTACCAAAAGCCCTCCAAGACTCTTTCATATCTCCTTGGAACATGTGGAAGAAGATAGCAGTTACATCTTGTTGACTTTGATCTAGGTTTCTGAGGACGCCTTCAAGTGTAAAGTCTCTAGCAATTTGTTGAAGTACTTCTGTAGGTGGCTCTTCTCCATCCATGTAGTAGGAACCAATCCTTGCCCAAGCCTTAAAGAATGAAACTGGGTAGTCGTACTGACGAGTTACAACTTCACCACCGATAGATTCTTGAAACAAACCTAGGCCAGCCTTACGGTTTTCACTTTCTTTTTGAACCATAGCTGATGCCATACCCCAGGATACTGCAGCTTTAGTAAACAACTCACTATAACTTTTGTTACTGTACTTACCTACGGCTTTACCCGCAATAGAAAGTCCAGTTGCTTGTAGTCCAAAGTCTACAGTGTTGTTAAAGAACCTACCAAATGGGATAAGCAGACCTACACCAGGAATGTTTCTAGCATCTTCAATAACTGCAGCAACTTCACCAACAAGTCCTGGACCTTTATAAGACTTACTAAAGATAGATTCTAATGTTTTGTCTACAGCCCTAGCTTCCATCTGGGCATACTCTTTTGTAGCCATAAACTTAGCTGCATCTTCCCAGTTGTAAAACTCTGACCAACCTTTACCAGTTACAAGTCTAAGTTCTTTGTCCATCTGGAAGATAAACTCTTGAGACTTAGTGAAGCTATCTTGTGCTTTAACAAACGATAAAGTTTGAATTAAGTCAACAGTATCGTCAGTATACTGACCAAATAGTTTTTGGTTAGGGGTAAACTTACCGTCTGTAACTAACCGTGTTACGTTATCAATACCACCTGGTAATGTGGTAGCCAGTGTTTGTAATGCTTCAGTGTTACGTGTAAGTGCAGACTCAAATGCAGCATGAGTCATATCAGGATCAAGCAAGAGTCTCATGCGAAATGCATTGGACTCGAAGAGTGTTCTAGCAATCTTGTAAGACTTTTCTCCAGCCTTTTCCATGCCAATAGCTTTAGCAAGTGTACCTCTTCCTGCATGTAAAGTCATCAGTGCTATATCAGACACAGCGTTGATACCTGCATTAGCACCCCAACCAATCATGTTAAGTGCACTGGTTGATGGGTTAGATACGAGTAACCTGATAAGTCTGTTTTGATTAGTACGTATGAACTCTGGTAACTTGTCTGAAAGACTTGATGCAAAGGGATCTTTGGGCTTATCTAAAAGTCCTAAGTCCAGTGCAGTATTAATCATCTGTGCAATCTCAAAGTCTTTGGCAGATAGACCATTAAGCTTTGCACCCTGTGATGCTGCATTCAGTACTCTAGCAGCGCCGTTCATCTTAGCTGCAAAAGTGTTTGCAAAATCTTCAACAGTTAGGGTCTTAGCTTGTTTTAATTTATTACCTGTAGACTTTTCAAAGGCTTTGATAAACTGCTTGATCTCAGTTGGATCTGATTGTTTAATTAGGTCAGCTATCCAGTTGCTGTACAGATCACCATCACCACGCTTAGTGTATCTTAGCCCACGTTCTTGGGCAATCTGAGCCATACCTTTCAGCACAACATTACCTTCATCATCAACGTGACCTAGCAACAGATCAACAAAGAAGTCAGTGTCTAGGTCTTTGAGTTCTACACCACCTTTAACTTTATTCTTCCAACTACCAGTCTTTGGTACTAGGGCATTTGTATATTCTTCAATAGACTTAGCAAGATCATCTAGTACACCTTCAGCACTTGGCTCTTTTACAGTGACAGATGGTGCAGCTACATCAGAGCTACCACGAAGTACAACCTTACCTGCTTGTACCGCACCAATAGCAGTAGCACCCAGGGCTGCAATACCCATTGCAAACTTATCGTAGTCATCCCGTACGCCTAGGTCTATCAACCCGTCTTGGTACAGATATTCCATGCCAACACTTACAGCAGCTTCCACAGTAGTGACTGCAGCAATCTCAGCAAGAGCACCCTTCTGCGCTAAACGTTTCAAACCTTTAGATGATACCAACTGGGCTGTGTAGTTTTTAATTTGATTACTTGTAACTTTACCAGCTTCATCTACAGCTTTTATAAAAACTCTCTTACCAGTTTTAGAAACTTCTTTTGCAGTAGCACCTGCTGCTTGCTTCTTAGCCATCTCACGCAGTGCTACTTTCTTAGCACCCTGAGTTCCTACACGAACAGCACCACCACCAATAAACTTACCGATAAGACCGCCAGCCAAGTTGATTGGGTCTAGCAGTGCTGTACGAACATAGTCACCAGTACCTCTGATCTTTTCACCCAGTGTAGTTTCTTTTGTATACAGACCTGCCATGTTCTCAAACAGAGCTGCAGCAGCAGCTGCATTAGCAGTCTTGTCTTGGTTGTCTTTAATGTCGTTAAGATAGTCCATCTCCGACAGTCCACGTACCGTGTTACCTGCAGAGACACCACGACGATTGTCTAAAAAGTCATCTACAATCTTCTCACGACTAAGACCCTCTACAGACTGCAGTCCATAGCGGTCGAGCATATAGTTGTTGATGATGTTAAACATACGATCATCTTCAACCATCTCATTTTCTGTGTAAGTACCTGGCTCAGGTAGAGCAGGTTGTTGCGTATCAAATTGATCGAAGAAGTTACCAGACGTTTCTTCTTGCGAATCAAATTGATCAAAAAAGTTAGTCATTATTTAAGTACCTATCTGCAGATCCTGGTCCAAACTTAGCTTCAAATTCAGCTTTTCTTTCTGGATTATTTCTTAAACTTTCAATGTGTCTCTCTGTAGGTATTGGATATACTGTTTCGTTTTGTGGTACTGAAGTTGTAATGTATGGTTTAACTAGGAAGTTATTAGACAGACCACGGTAAGCTGATGGGTTTTCTTGTTCAAGGCTTGTGATGAACTCAGCATCAATGAACCTAGATAGTAGGTAATCTCTTGCGTCAGCTTTTGTTCCTGGATCATTAGAATTTAAGTTATTCAAAGCATTCTGTGTTTCAACTCTGTTAGGATCATTCTCTAAACCTGCACGAGCTGTTCTAATTACGTTTTGTAACACACCCTCAAACTGCTTTTCTCTTGCAGTAAAGTCAGTCTTTTGAATTGCCCCTGGTTGTACATCAACAAACACAGTACGACCACCTTTAGTAGTCATGTTGGTAATTCTTTTAGCCAGCTTGTAATACTCTTCTTTATCACTCAGATCAACAACATCAAACTCTTTAAACAAATCAATCTTATCATCTACTGACGTAGGTGCTTGGATAATACTGATCATTGTAGGTAGGTCTTGAAGGTTGATTACCCTGTCGTAATCAGTAGCTTGTTCTTCAATAAACTCAAGAACTTCTTGTGCAGCATACGGATCTGAGACGATATTGTTTAGATAACCTAGGACATCTTCGTCTTGAATACCTGAACCATCAATACGTTTTTGTAATTTAAATGCAGCTTCAGCAGCACCTTGGTTTTTATCTGTACCTGTAGATGTACTGCCACCCTTCTTGATATATAAACCAAGTAGGGCATCTTCACGAGCAGTAATAAGATCTTCTTGGCGTCTTCTCTCTTCGTCTACAGTCTTTAAGTAGTCTAACGCACCTATTGAACTAAATGCCATGATTATACCCTCGCCATTAGGCCAGTCTTAGCTGGCTCTTCTTCTTCGACTTCAGGTTCCATCTCAGGTTCTTCAGTCATTTCTTTTGCAGGAGTTGGAATAGCTTGACCCTCTTCCTCACGAAGTTTATTCATAAGTTTTCTAGCACGTTCTGCATCACGTCTATACGACAGGGCTTTTTCTTCTTCTTCGGTTTCAAAACCTTCTTTATACTCTAGCCCATCAGCATCAGCAAACCCTTTAATGTACTCGTGAATAACTGGTGCAATGATAAGGCTTACATCAATACTGTGTATGCCCTCCATGACAGCACCACGGAGAATACCTTGGACTAGTGTTACTAGATCTACCCCATACTCTAAGAAGTATAGTGCATCTTCCATAGCACCTGGTTTAAGTAGGTTTTCTATGTGTACGTTAAGAGCCTCAACAGGATCAACTATCTCTGGAGGTCTTTCATACGGAGCATTCTTTGGCTCTGTTGTAAGTGACTGCCCTGGGATGGGTCTTTCAAATGCCATCATGAGTCTTCCCCTTGAGATTCGTTATATCTTTTGTTATAACTATTACGCCATTTTTCTACGTAACCTGTCACATTAATGTTTTGATCAGCAGCACCTAGTGAGGCTGCTTTTTTATAAGGTTTTCCAGTAAACCAAACAGAGATTGCATCTTCAATATTACCGTACTTTTCCCAGTTAGACAATATTAGATTTTGTGCAACTGTCTCTTGAGCTTCTGGATTGTTTAAGAATTGTTCAGCTGTTAGGCGTTCACCATGATACTTCTCAGTCCAAGGTCCGATGTTACCTTCCATAACTTGGTACTTACCATAGGCTCTTTGACCCTTGTACATACCACTTTTAACCACTGGTCCCATAGCTTTATAACCACCACTACCCCTACTTTCTACATCAGACAGTGCGTCAAGAGCAATTTCAATCATGCTCTCATCAAAGTCAGCTACAGCACTCACTTTAGATTCTATCTCTCCAGTAACAGGATCAACCTCTGCATTTGCTTCTTCTGCAGCTCTAGCTTTTGCTTCATTTTCTTCCCTAGCTTTTTTATTTTGTGCATCTATGTCAGAGAAGTAACTAAGCATTTGCTCTGAAACACTTTTAGCTTCTGAGTCAGTAACCATTTCAGTGTTTAAAACACGTCTACCACCAAGACCTCTGGTAGCTCTAGCTTGTTTAGCTTGAGAAGCACCTTCAAGACCTCCAGATTGCAGAGCTTTAATCAAGGCCATGTAATTTGGTTGATAATTAAAAGACATTGATTAACTCCCCAGTCCAAATAATCCACCCTTAAAGATACCTCCAAGGATACCCTGTGGGCTTGTGCCGAACAAGAATCTCATAGCCAAGCTAGTGTTAGCTGCATCTTCAGCCTGAGCCAGTTTTGCTCTAGCAACTTCTAATTCTTTATCACCTAAAATAATTTGCAAAGATCTGTCCATCGCAGACTGATCGGCAGTGAATGCAAACGACATAATATCACGTTCACGTTGCCAGATCTCGTCCAAGTTCTTAGATGTCAAAGCGTTGATAGTCTTTGCGTAATCCATGTTAGCTTCGTTCTGTGCTGCTGTATTCAGTGTAGCAATGTTCTGCCTCCACTGAGCATTGGCCTGTGCTACAACCAAACCGTTCTGTGCATTAAAAGTTTCACGTTGCTGATCCATCTGAGCATTGAACTGTCTGATAGCATTGACTGAGCTTGCATCAAACTGCGACATGGCATTGCTTTGAGATGCATTAAACTGTGACACCTGAGATGCAAGGTTAGCAAAGAACTGATTAGTTTGATTCTCACTAGTGGCATTAAACTGTGATGCAGCATTCTGTGCTGCTTGATCTGTAAACAACGCTTGGATGTTTTGCTGTGCTTTAAACATCTCTGTTTGCTGTGCATTAGATAGGTTAGCCATATCCATCTGCATAAAGTTCTGAGCATTCTGTACAGCAGCTTGTTGTCTGTTGTTTAGGTTAGCCATATCTAAATTAGATAGTGCAGCAGCTTCAGCCATTACCATAGCTTGTCTGTTGGACAAGTTGTTTAAGTTCATAGTGTTTGCTGCACGAGAGTTCTCAAGAGCAATCTGTTGCTCTGCAGTAAAGTTCATATTGGCAATGTCACCAATACGTGCAGAGTTTTGCACCCTTGCTTGGAATGCTTGGTCAAACTCCATACCCAAGAACTGTGCACGTTGTTGTGCTGCAAGCATAGCACGTTGTTGTCTGTTTGACAAGTTCTGTGCTTCAAATTGTGCAACTGTTTGTGCATCCATTTGTGCAATAGGTAGTGCAGATTCCATAGTTGCTTGGATGATAGCCTGTCCTGCCATAGATGAGGCACCAAGTCCACGAGAAGCCATAGCAGCCATAGCATTACGCATTGCACCTGAAGCCCAAGGAGGTGTTGCTCCACCTTCAAACTGTTGCATCAAACCTTCTAGCTGACCTTGTACTGTAGCTTGGTCAGATGGTGTAGCCTGTGCTGCTTGAATCTGTTCGTTAAACTTAGCAGCCTTCTCCGCATCAGCTACACCAGAGATAAGCTCACCTTCACGTATCTCCCTAGCAGCAGGGGCATTAACCATAGTAGCTGTACCCTGAGCAGCTTGCATGTTTGCCATAGAAGTTGCTGTTTGCTGCTGTGCATCTACTTGAGCTTCTTGAGATACAGCACCTGTCTGAGCTTCTGTAGCTGTTGTTTCAGCTTTGACTTCTGGTGTTACTGTTGTAGCAGTTGTAGTAGCAGCAGGGCTAGTAGTAGGAGCTGCAGCTTGTTGACCTGTACCTACTGTTTGTGCAGTTACTGTTGGAGCTGGTGTTGAGATCTGACCAGTACCAGCTGCGATGTCTTGAGTGGAGGCATCTGGTGTAATCTGTGCAGTAGTTGCTTTAGTGGGGTCCATAGTCTTTGTAATAAGGTCTTGCTGCATTTGTTGGAAATCTTCAAGAGTTGTTCCCGCAGTACCCTCATCAGCACCTACTTTTCTTTTAGCCATACCAGCCATAGCTTGTTGGTATTTACCCATACGGGCAGCAGCAGCTGGGTTCGAAGCTAAAAAGTTTGTTAGCTGAGACGCAGGACCAGTAAAACCTAGAAACTTTCTTGCAAGTTGTACGTCTGGCCCACTCTCAGCCATACTGTTTTCATTGTTTACCATTGTTTCTACCTTTATTTATTTCCTATTTGCATCCACACAGACGCAGCTATAAAAGTAAGCAACCCTACTGTGGTTATTTTTACGATAGTAGACCATATACTTTTCTTTGTATCACGATATGCTTCTAACAGGGTACGCATCTCTGATATATCTCTTCGAGCATCTTCATCCTGTAAGCCCATAGATTTTAATGCCTCACAAGCACCACGTCTTGCTGCACGGTCAAGCATATCCTCTAGCTCTTCTGGTGTCAAGTTTATACTCATGCGACTGTACCGTAAACTGTGCCGTTGTTAGTGTATGTTGCAATGGCTGTACCAGAGATAGCTGCTCCACCTGCGCCTCCAGAACCTTGGTTACCACTACCACCTGCAGCACCCCAGCCACCGCCACCACCACCTGCGCCTGTAGCACTCGCCCCTACACTGTCAGCATCTCCACCATCACCGCCGTAGTAGTTAGAGCCACCGCCGTTAGGGGCTGCTTGTCCACCGCCAGTGCCAGGAAGTATGCGACCACCGCCACCTCCAGCGCCACCATAGCCACCAGCCCAAGCAGTTGAGCTAGAACCACCACCGCCAGAGCCTCCACCATAACCTGGCAAGGAGCCACCGCCGTTACTACCTGCAACACCTATAGCACCACCTGCCCCGCCTGTACCGCCTCCATTGCCTGAGTTGCTACCGCCTGTACCGCCACCAGCACCACCGCCACCACCTCCAGGGCCGTAGTCATGAACGCCACCTGCGCCTCCTCCACCACCACCACCAGCGATATACGCACCAGAGGCATTGACTAGAATAACACCTGTTGCACTATTAACTAAAGCAGGGCCACCATCAGCACCTGTTCTTAAACTTGCACTTGTACTACCACCATTACCACCACGACCAATAATGTATCCGTTGTTGGTAATAGTAACCAAACCGTTCAAACTGCTTGGTATAGTCAACCCACCTACTGCAGTATCATCTGACCATAAATAAACCCCAGACGCAACAGTAGCGTTTAAGGCATCAGTTCCATTCCAACCTGCAGCAGTAGCTAGAGTACTTAAATCCGCTTCCTGTGTATCCGTAGAGATAGTAAATGCAAACTGATTAGTTGTACCGTAGAAGTCGCCCATGTCTATAGCACCAGACGTAGGTACACCTGTATTGTTGTCCGTCACAAACGAACCACCACGGTAGTACTCAGACATACTAATAGGGTTAGCACCACCAAACTCTGTCTGGATGTCATTTAAAGATATAGAACCTGAAGACTGTAAAGCCATTATACTGTTCCGTAAGCTGTGACGTTACCTGTTACTGTTAGGTTACCTGAAGAGTCTAACTTCATCTTACCAGTACCGCCATAGGATATGATAAGCTCATTAGATGCGTTAACTTCTACTTTCCAGTCAGAAGCACCTTCAGTAAATGTAATATTGTCGGGTACAGAAACGTTACCTGTGTAGGCTGCGTTTGTCCCATTAGTCCCACTATCAAGAATAACTGTACCGTTGTCAGCTTTTACATCACCAAGCACATCACCTGTGACATCACCTGTAACAACACCTGTCACTGTTACGTTGGTAGCGTTAACTGCACCTGTATGTGTACCTATAGTATCACCTGTTAGATTGCCTGTGACGTTACCTGTTAGGTTTCCTGTAACATTACCAGTGACATCCCCTGTAACATCACCTGTCAAATTACCTGTGACGTTTCCTGTTACGTTTCCTGTTACGTTGCCTGTAAGCGCACCCTCAAAAGTACCTGCTACGAATGTTTCGCTTCCTACTGTCCACTTGTCATCTGTCTCATTCCATACAAGTGTTTTGTTTGTTTCAGTACCACGTTCAATCTCGATACCACCATTTTGTGATGGAGTACCAGCTTCGTTACTGTTAAGCACAATCTGGTTATCTGCTAGGTTGATTGTCTCTGTGTTAACTGTAGTAGTCGTGCCTGATACAGTAAGATCACCTGAAACTGTAAGATCGTTGAATGTAACATCCGATGTAGTAGATAGTGCTTGGTTAGTATCAGATAAATCTGTTGCAGCAATAGTAATATTAGCAGAGCCATTAAAGCTTTGTCCTGCAATAGTACGTGCAGTTGCTAATGTAGTTGCCGTATCAGCATTACCAGTAACATTACCAGTAACATTGCCTGTCACATTGCCTGTAAGGTCAGCAGTGACTGTGTTAAAGGTAACACTGTCTGTAGTACCTACGGCCTGACCAATAGCTACCGTAGCAGTAGAACCTTCGTTAGGAGTGTGAGTAACTGTAACACCTGTACCTGCCGATACATCAGTCATATAGTTACCTGAAGTATCTGTACCTAGTGCGACAGAGTTTGCAGCTACTGTAGTGGCAATACTGATGTTACCACTACCATTAACACCAGTAACTGTACCTGTAACATCCCCTGTTAATGTAATATCACGAGCAGTTGCCCATGTGGTAGCAGTGTCTGCATTACCCGTAACATCTCCAGTAACATCCCCTGTAAGATCTCCTGTAATACCACCGTTAGCAGTAATAGCACCAGTAAATATTGAGGTTTCATCTACAAGTAATAAGTCTGTTTGGACAGTACCATCAAAAAATGCATTTTTATATTGAGCACCTGCTGCACCTAAGCTTAGTGTATCAGTTGTTTTAGGATTAACATTTGTAGAAGTTACGACTAAGTCTTGTGCAGGACCAATGCTTTCGATTGGAGCACCACCACCACTAGTTCCATCGTGGTTGTGCCCAGTAGATGCATTCATTGCACCTGCAACTGCGTTAAATTCTACGTCGAAATCATCGGCATCAATAACGTTACCGTTTACAATTTCACTAGATCGCTGCCGTGTATATCCATCTGCCATGTTACTGCCTATCGTTTTGGTTAAATTCTAACACTGCTGTATCGAGTGTGAATGTTGGGTTAGTTGAGTTATCCTCTATACGTATTGCTATAGTTTTTCCTGAGCCAATAATATTGGTGTTATACACACTATCAAGTTCTCCACCATATCTAGCTGAGTTGTAGGTAGAGTTAGAAGCACCGTATAAAAACACTGCAGTACCTGTACTACTTACGCTTACTGTAGTGGGTTGTACTGTTGCGGTGTTTGTACCAGAAGCAAAATCATACTTAAGGTTAAGATTTAAATCCATACTACCTGTAGGTTCAGCATACAAAGTCATTTTATAAAATGTCTTACGTACTTGTGGATCTGATATAGGCATAAAAGGTGATTCATAAATAGCCTCAATATCTAAACCATCAAGATCATTTCCAGTATTCATGATGTAGATGTAACCATCTGCGTTAGCAAATGCCAGAGTCTCTTGATCCCCAGAGTAACGACCATCAGCTACGTATGCTTTTATACCTTTTGTTGTAGCCCATGAAATACCTGTGGCACCCTGAGCAATAAACTTTGTAGCTATCAAACCTTTAGCAACTGTGCTTTGTTCTGATTCAATGTACGCAAAGATGCGATACTGAGCTTTTTCTCGTAACAAGACAGAAGAAAAAGTTGAAGTACTGTCAAGAAATATATTAGCATCCTTAGCAATACTGTCTGATGCTACATCCAAACCGAAGTCACCAATACGGTCAGTAGCACTTAATAGACGGATACCATCAGGTGCGAGGTACATAATGTCACCACCAACCTCTTGGATTGTATCACCATTAATACAGCCAATGCGATCTGTGATAGGTGACACTTGAAAGTCTGCTGCTGTATTACCTGTTAGTCGTTTAATACTGTTGGTAGTAAAAATAATAAGTTGGTCACGAAAGACAGTTAAACCTGTAATATCTTGACCTAAGTTAAGACTACCTGCACCATTAGCTGCACTAAAGTTATCTACCGTAAAAGGTGCAGTAAAATATACGTTATTACCCTTAGAGTAAAAAGCTGTATTTTTAAAGATAGCTACATTCTCTGCACCACTAATATCCGTACTGTCAGCGGATGTCAAGAAAGCCGTAGTATTACCAGATGTATTGTAGATTGCAGGGTAATTAGTACCATCTACAAATATAACTTTGTCATCACCAGTAAAGTTAAACTCTGCATGACGTGCTTTACCGCCATTGGTGCTGGCACTTGTAGCCATGCTAGTCCACGTAGTCCCTGTACCATAATAGTACTGTGTGTAGTTAGTAGCATTCTTACGAGCTACAATAATACGACCTGAAGATATAACTTTAAGGGCTAGTATAGGGCCACTACCTGGGACAGTAGTAGTGCTAAACTTGTTATACCCTTTGATCTTAGAGTAACCACCCTCTTTGTTTGGTTCAAAGTTTTGTAAAATAGTGGCAGAACCCACAGCATTAGTACCATGCTGCAAGGCTGATAGATTAGAGATCAAACCACCTCTAAACTCAATCGGAAATGTTTGCCACTGGGTAGCCATTAGAATCCAACTCTTGTATCACCTAGATAATCTGTACGGTTAATGTGCAGACTACGTAGGTATTTAATACCTTGCTCAAATTTTTGCATTGTTAGTTGAGATGCTTGTGTGTCACCACGGAACTGATAAACGTAATGCATTGCACCATCTACAATAACATAACGATATTGCTCTGGTAAGTTGCAAACATCTGTAGCATTTTCTAAATCAAAACCTGTTCTGTAATATTCATATACAAGTTCATATGCTTTATCTGGACTTGGATAAACCATAAACTCTCTGCTTGGAGTTCTTGCAACATGTGTCGGTACGGTTCTAATATTAGTATTAGGATTATATTCTTGATCAGCATACTTAGTCAAGTACTCTTCGTAAGATATAACCCTAAGTTTTTTAGTCGTTACATTTAAAGTATCATCACGTTTAATTCTAAACGTATTCATATCTACAATTTTAGAGTCGTACGGAAAACCATATCGAACTGTGCCAGGAACTAATACTTCAGTTTCTTCTACGTGATTCCAAGGCCAACCATATTCTTCCTGTTGGATATGGCGAATAGCTGCATTAACTGCATCTTTAGCAAAACTATAATAACCTGTAGTTGTAGCAAAGTTTGCTGCAGTTAATTCTACTTCGTTCAGTCTGCGGTTAACATCGTTGACTAGTCCTAAATAATCATACGCCATATTTTACTTCTCCTTAACACGTAGGAAAATAGAACGTTCATACTGTAGATTTTCCCCTGTGTTTATACGACAGACAACGTTATAACGTATATTATTAGTTCCTAATGAAAACCTTGCTGTAGCTACACGCCCTGAAATAGTACCCTGAACAAACTGCAACCCATTAACTACAGAAGAATCAGAGACTTGTTGTTTAACTCCGTCCCCATCATGAATAAACCAAGTTACAGACGATATAGTATCGTCGCCTAGAAAGCGTGACCAGTCTACACTGTAGTCTAACATTTCGTCTGGGTCTTTATCGGGCCACTTATAAGACATATCCCGTCCTTATGCTGTAATATACACAGTGTAGTTCTGCATATCTTTGTCTATATAAACTGTTCTGTTTTCTTCTCTAACATATACAGTATCACTACCACCGTAAGAAACTATGTAAAGCACTCTTGATCTATCGTAGCTGTCAGCAAACTGACCGAAGTCAAACCTTACGGCAATAGGATCATCTAAGTCTATAGCTGGGGTTAATACGACAGACGGTGGTACTACTGTTGCCTGTGCGTCTACATCATCAAACGCTGCGTTAGCTATTGTAGCTGTTACTGCGCTGGGTGTGTTGTTAGCTGCACCTTTAACGTTATCAAATGCTGATGCTGCTAGTGCTGCTGTTACAGAGCCGCCAATGTCTGTGTTAGCTTTAGCGTCTACGTCACCGAATGCGCTTGCTGTAATGCTAGACGCTGCCACTGGCATGAATGCTCTAGCTTGTGCATCCTCATCTGCAAAGTCTGTAATGTAGATAGAGAGGAACGCTGCAGTAGTAGATAAGAATCCACTTGCGTGAGCATCTACATCAGCAAAGTCTTCAGCAGTAAGTGTAGCTGTGACAGAACCGCCTATGCT